GCTGAAGAAGCTGTATTTGATCAAGTACCTTCAGTTCAAAAACTATTCACTGATTGGACTAAAGCATCAGAAGCTAGATTTAAGCGTGGTACTGCTTTTGTTACACGCACAACTGGTCCTGTTAGAGCTAGTATGACTGGTACTGGAGTAGCACCTGTTGAACAGACAAACGCTCTTGTAGAGGTTGCTGGAGAGCTAGGAGTAAGCCCTATCGATCTTGCTACTATTATTGGATTTGAAACTGGTGGTACGTATGATCCTGGTATTGTTGGTGGAGAAGGTGGTAATTATCAAGGGTTGATTCAATTCGGTGGTCCTGAAAGAGCTGCTTATGGTGTAGTACCAGGTATGTCTTTTGAAGAACAATTACGTGGTCCTGTGAAGAGATTTTTCCAAGATAGATTTAAAAGCGTAGGTATGTCTACACAAGGTGCTAGTTTAGAAGATCTTTACACTACAGTTTTAGCGGGAAACCCTAAAGCAAATAGGGATTCACGGGATTCATTTGGAACTTCTGCTAGAAGTGGTGTTGCAAAAATGGGTCCACATAGAGAAAGAGCAATGCAACTCTTTGGATTTAGTCAAAATTAAAAAAAAAAACCAAACAACATGAACGATCCATTAGATTATTCAAATGTTGGTAGTGAATATGTGTTAGATGTACAAGAAGATGCTGTTAAACTTACTAACGAACAACTCGAAGAAATTCAACAAAGAATTACTTCTTATGAGGAAGAGCAACAGCAGCTTCAACAACAAGAGACACAACCTCCTACGGGAGGTCAAACTACACCAACAATTGAACAACCTACACCTACGGGTGAGGTAGCAACGGAACAGCAACAACCTACTGAACTTGTAGGCTCACCAGACACTCCTTATAGAACTCCTGAAGGAAACATTGATTATGAAAGATTAGAGCGTGAAGGTAGAGAATTAGATTTAAAAGAAGTTCAAGGTCTAATTGACTTCCCAACTGATTTTGCTAATAAACTACTGTCTAAGACAGGGTTACAAATCCCTAAAGCATCTAAGTACGAAAATGATATAGCGCAAACTGTAAGAAGCATTACTTCTGTTATTGCGCCTACATTATTTCTTCAAGGTGCTGGTCTTGCACTAGCATCTAAAGCACAAGCTGCAAGTACTAGCTTACTTGGAGCTGGTAACGTAATCAATAGGTTAGGTAATACTGCCTTCATGAAGTTTCTTGGAACTAGGGGTATTGAAGGTGGTGCTGGTGTACTTGTAGATGCTATCAGTTCTGAAACTGAAGGAGAAAATCTTTCTGGTTCTATTAAAAAATCAGGACTATACAAAGATTTAACGTCAAAACTACCTGCACAATTCGATTTTATTCCTGATAGTTTTGCTACTTTAGATAAAGATAGTTCAGATGAAAAACGTATTAAAAACATTAATGAAGGTTTGGCATTAGGTTTTCTTCTTCCTTTTGTAGGGTCTTTAGGAAAATTAAAACGCAGTTTAGGTCAAATTGGAAAAGGTGTTATAAAAGAACCTAAACTTATAGGTGAAACACCCAAAGCACAGAAAATTATCGATAGTATGCAACCAGCTGCTAAAAGTGATGATTTAGTAGAAGAGCTCTCTAGATATGCTGCTAAACAAGAGGCAGATCTTGATGAGCTTGGATACTACAACCAAGCTATGAATCCTAATGCTAACGTCCCACTAAAAGGTGTTAATGACGTTTATGATTGGAATGAAGTTGGTATGCGTAGTCTTGATGATTTCGGTATTATTGGTGCTAGTGTTGATGCAGTACGTATTGCTAAAAATAAAGGATCAGTTTATGGTCGTTTAGGTAACTTCATTAGTGAACCTGCACGTAAGTTTGCCATTAGTACACCAGGTGGTGTTGAACAAGTTACTGTTGGTCTTGCTAAACAACTTAAAGATGCTGATCGTTATCGTGTTGATGCAGCAGATTGGGCAATTAGTTTTGATGAAATCCAAGAACAAGGTGATAACCTAGTGCTTGAATTGTTTGACCCTACTGTTGGTGTAGATGAAATCCGTAANATTCTTGATCCTGTTATTGTAAAGAATGAGTTTGGTGTAGAAACATTAACTGATGAAGGCTATGCTGGTATCTTTAGGATGATTGATGATCAAGCTAAAGCATTTACTGGTATGGATATTGCTAAAGCACAAGCTTATAGTGCTACGTCAATCTCCGGTCAAATTGCTGATCTATCTGAAGGTATTAGGCTTAACCGAGGCTCAGCTGCTGTAGATCAAGCTAAAGAACAAATCCGTGATAATCTTGCATATCTACAACAACTACAAGGAACCACTAAGTATTACTTAGACAAGAAACGTGGTATCATGCGTTTAGGTGAGCGTGTTCGTGCATTTGGCAAGACACCAGAACAACTTATTAAACAAATCCAAGAGGATACACCACAAGCTTTACGTATTATTCAAGACGAAAGTGATAGGTTTACCCAAAGCTGGCAGTATTTAGAAGAAAATAACCCAGAAGTTCTTGATTCATTTCTTGAGTTATATGAACTTAGTGATGGTAAGATTAATAGCATCACTAAAATGAATGAAGATATTCTTAATAGCTTTACTCGTTGGCGTCCACTTATTGATAATGCTCCTGATGCACCTAATATTTTAGATCAAGCTGTTAGAGCTAATTTCTTTAATTCTATTTTGTCTTCTGTTGGTACAGCAGGCAGAGCTTTATATGGTAACTTAAGCGGTTTGGTTGCAGAACCAGTATCTTATTTTGCTGGTTCTATGTTACGTGGTGATCTTAAATCCGTACAACGTGGTTGGATGGCTTATAGTGCTATCTTAGATACACAAATGAAAGCCTTGCCTTATGCTGGTAAGCTTTTTATGAAAGCATCCCAAAACCCTAATAATGTAGCAGGTGCAACTAGGTTAGACTTAGTAATTAAAAATGAAAAGAAACTAGCACAATACAAAAACATTGCTAGAGTAGAAGCAGATAAAGGTAATTACGGGTTTAAATTCCTTGTAGATCAATATGAAAATTTACAAGCAATGGCAGCTGATCCTGTATTCAGGTTTACACCAAATCTATTTACTGGATTTGACGGTTTTACCAGTGCTAACCTAGCTAATGCTACTGCACGTTTTCGTGCTATGGATGAACTAGAACGTCTTGGTAAAGAAGCAACACCTGCTAATATTAAAAAGATTGCTGATAAAGAATACAATAGTATGTTTAATGAAAACGGTATTATTGTAGATGAAGCAGTTAAATATAATACAGGAGAGATTGCTTTAAACCTTGATACTGGACTAAATACTCAACTAAATGGTCTTCTGCAAGAAATACCTGGACTAAGACCTTTTATCATGTTCCCCGGAACTATGGCAAATATGGTTAGAGTAGCTGATGATTATCTTCCTGCACCTTTACGTTCATTCCAACGTGATGTAAATGAACTAGCTTACACTTCAGTTGAAACATTTATGGAACAACCTGAATTAGTAGAAAAAATCCTTACTAATCGTGGTTATAAATTAACTCAAATGGATGAAACAGCTAGGTTAAATGCTATTGTAGATCTTAAAAATAAAACACTAGGTAAAAAAGCAATTGGTACATTTATCACTTCTTTAGCTATTGGTTCTGTTATAAAAGATAAACTATTTGGTGATGGTTTGTTCAGCATAACAGGAGACGGTAGTTTTGACAGACAGCTACAAAGATCACGTACTAAAAATAGTAACTGGAAAGAAAGGTCAATTATTGGACCTGATGGAGTTAGGTTTACCTATGATGAATTACTTGGCCTGGTTTAAGTAATTGGGTTGCTACTGTAGCTAACATTGCTGATAACTTTGATATGCTTGGTGAAGCAGCAACTGAGAATGCTTTTCAAAAAGCAGCCTTTATACTTGCAGCTGGTTTAACTGATCAAGCTGGTTTATCTGCTTTACGTCCTCTTGTAGAAACTTTAAGTGGTAATCAATTTGCTGCTACTACTTTTGCAGTAGGTCAAATCAATTCACTTGGTCCTTTAGGTGGATTACGTAATGAATTTGGTAAGATTATTGATGGTGGACTTAAGGATCTTAATAATGATATACTAAGTAACTTAAAAAACCGCAACCAATTACTTGGTGTCTTAGATCCTGCTAATCGTCTGCCTACTGTAATCAGTCCTGTTACAGGTGAAGCACCTAATAAATATACAATGTTACAACGTATCTTTAATAGTTATTCACCAGTTAAAGTACATCCTGCAATGTCTAAAGAAGAAGAGTTTCTTTATGATATTGAATACGATGTATCTAGTGCATTTAAGAAACGTAATGGCGTTGAATTGCTTAATACTGAACGTGCTGAACTTAATAGCCTTATGGGTAAAAGGGGTTATTTCAGAGATCAAATCAGAAATATTATGCGTACAGCTGAAGCACGTAATACTATTAATGAACTAAAAGAAGCACGTAGAAATGGCATAACTTCTGATAAACTACCTATTGGTAAATACGATCAAATTTTTATGATGCTGGATGAAGCACTAAAAAATGCTGAAGAACGAGCTTTCAGTGAATTAGAATCACCAGTGCGTCTCTCTATTGAACAACGCATCATGGAAAAACAATTAACTGGTCAAAGAGCTGAACAAGGTTTAATGCCTGGAGTAGATTCAACACTTAACATTCGGTACTAAAAAATCATGGCAACAACTGAAAATAATTATACAGGAGATGGTATACTAACAAGTTATACTTTTTCATTTCCGTACATAAAAAAAGAAGACGTAAAGGTTACCTTAGATGAAATAGGTACGACTGATTTTACAATTAATGATAACACGCCAACACAAATTGATTTTAATACAGCACCAGGTAATAATGTAGCTATTCGTATTTTCCGAGAAACTGACACAACAGCTACATCTTCAACATTTTTTCCAGGTTCAGCTATTAGAGCACAAGATTTAAATAGAAATTTTGAACAATCTCTTTTTATTGGACAAGAAGAAGAAAATAAAATCCAAAATGTTATATCTGGTGGCATCGCTGATGGTTCTGTTACTACTGCTAAAATAGCTAATGATGCAGTTACAGCTGATAAACTTGCACCTGATGTTTCATTTACACCTGCTGATGGTTCTATTACTGCTGCTAAACTAGCAAATAATGCTGTAACTACAACTAAGCTAGCAAATAATGCTGTAACTACAGCTAAACTAGCTGATGCTAACGTAACTACAGCTAAACTAGCAAATAATGCTGTAACTACAGCTAAGCTAGCTGATGCTAACGTAACAGCACCTAAAATTGAATCACCTTTA